ATGATGAAAGTAAATTCGACTATCAACCTGAACCTTCAAAAAATCCGGGAGTTAACAGAGGCACAGGTAACAGCTCTGGAGCAGACAGCAGAGGCGTTACATACAGAGGTTATGCAGGCACAGACTTTTCCAAGAGATACTGGAAATCTACAGAATGAAAGCACCTTCGTGGATATTTCGGAAAGTAAGCAGGGAAAAGTCTCTATCGTTTCCACAACACCTTATGCCCGCCGTCTGTATTTTCATCCAGAATATCACTTCCACACAGATGAAAACCCGAACGCCAAAGGCAAGTGGTACGAGGACTGGCTCCCGGGAGGAAAAGAAGCTGATTATTGTGCAAATGCATTTAAACGGATCTACAGGAGGCTGACAGGAATATGACATTAGCAGACGTAAGAGACTATATTGCATCCCTTAACCTGGCTGATCATGTATATATGGGGAAACTTCCGGACAAGGAAGAAAAATCTATCGGTGTATACAACAGTAAACACCAGTACCTCTACCATACAGCCGTGGGCGGACCGGATCAGGAAAGCTACGGGCAGAAATACGTGACTTTTCTGGTGCATTGGAATAAATCTCCAAGAGATACTGAAAAAGCCACTACAGACCTGTTTGAAGTTCTCAGACGGGTACGGGATGCAGAAATAAACAAGGAAACAATCAAATTCATCCAGCCGCTATATGAACCCCAGGATGTCGGAACTGATGATTCCGGTATCTATGAGATGGTCATAGAAGCGGCTGTTATTTATGAGAAAGGAAAAACAAGATGCGTAAATTAAAAATGAACCTGCAGAAGTTTGCAGGGAAGACAGATGTATTTCCAGTATCAGATAATGTGTTCAAAGTTGGAAAAGACAAATCTACAGCCACAACGGTTGCGGATATGGAAACTTTTTCTCCGGCATTTTCGAATGGCGTAGAGACCTGGACACCTATGGATGCAGAGGGATGGCAGCGAGTTTTGATGACCGCAAAGGCAGTGACAATTACTCTCAGTGGAAAAAGAAACATTGGAGACACAGGGAATGATTATATTGCTGGTAAATTTTTAAAAAACGGTCATGATGCAGAAGGCTATTTCGAATGGGGACTTCCGGACGGAACTACAATTTCCTGGGACAAGGCAGCCTTTGATGTCAAGAACTGCGGTGGCGGTGATGCGACCAATGTAGGTGCCCTGGAAGTAGACATTATCAGCAATGGGAAACCAACCGTAACCCCGGCGGTGTAGAGAAGGAGAGAACAATGGCAAAAGTAGTAAATATCACAGACAAACTGGAACTGGAAGGAAATCCTCATCTGGTCATTAAAGATGAAGAGCTGGAAGTAAATGCAGATGCCGCAACCATGTTAAAGATCATGGGAAAATATGCAGAGTTTGATTCTGAAGCCGCAACCCCAAAGGACATTTTAGACCTTTATAATCTGATGTTCCCAGTGGAAAGCCAGAAGAAGATCGAAAAGCTGAAATTAAGCTTCACAGACCTGACAACAGTAGTCATGGAAGCACAGAAACTGATCACAGGCGAGGAAGACACCGAGGGGGAACTTCCGACCCATACTATGACCTGATCGAAGATTATGATTTGATCGTATCTTCATTCCAGTCACAGTATGGGCTGAGATTATCCAGGGAAATACACGACATGCCATGGACAGAATTCAGACAGCTGTTAATCGGCCTTAGCTCTGACACTGCCCTTGGCAGGATCATATCCATCCGTTCTGAAGACGATAAAGAGATCCTGAAATCCTTTACAAAGGAACAGCACCGGATCCGGAACGACTGGCAGAGGAAACGGGCAAAGATCCTGGCAGAGACCATGACGAAAGAAGAGATGGCAGATGCCATGGATAAATTCAAAGACGCATTTTTGCATATGGCAGGATTGGGGTGATTAGAAATTGAAAGGTTAAAAGTCAGATGTCCCTACTGTGGACACGAACAGA